GGTAAAGGTCTTGATCTCTTGTCTGAAGCAGTCTATGATGTTATCATCTCACGTGCGCGTGATGTGATCAATGAATCTGAATCAGTTACCTCAACAAACTTTGATTATTCTCAACTTGATTGGAACCTGATCGCAAATCTGGAAAAAGAAGATCGTCGCTCTGGTATCTCTAAAGAAACCTGGGAAGATTTTGCCACTGATTATGTGGAAGTTATGCCAGCAGTTGCAGGTACTTCTAAAGAACAATCGGCTAATGCAGCTAAGATCTTTGTGGGTAAATTCAATAGCATCAAGACCAAGAAAGATGTTATCGCAAAACTTAAACTGCGTCTTGCAATGTATGCAGAACATTCACCAAAAGCTGCGGAGTTTGCAGAGTGCATTGATGTCTTGTTCAAACGTGCTGACAAGCTTATCACTGCTAAGGAAGAATCTTTGGAAGACGCATTAGGCGTGTGATAGCTTCACAGAAAAAGTTAGGTTGTTATAGTACCACTGGTACGCCGAACCTATAAGACCTAACCCAATGTGATTCGACCTGATCAAGTCGTTAAACTGATCATTTCGCATATCATACACATACAGATTTACAGTAGTCTTTATATGTATGCTACTCGATGAACCTAGACATTACTATCCTATATGGAGCCAGATCAAGTCTGTTGGTATGTGTGAAATCTCAACACATCCGGCCTATCATCGTCGTGTAATTAAAGCAGTTATAAAAGAGAAATACAAAGATCTAGGTTATAAACTAGAATGTACAGAATCCTGTCCACCAATCAAACCAAAGATGTCAGTAACAACAAATGGATCAGTAATTAAATTCACACTTCACATTTACCCCCTCATAACTCTTGACATGATATAACCACAGAAAGACTAAAATGACACCACACCAGATATTATCCATGAAAATAGCAGAACTAGATGAAGCTATTAAATTATCTCACCCATCAATGCCAACTCTCTTACGAGACATACATCAGAACCTTCGACTTGATCCAGAGAATGTCACACTCCTAGATTCTGCTCAAATCGCAGTAATTGTTAATGGCCTAAGTAAACAAACCAATACAACAATTACAACAAGCATTCTCAGTGGGGCCAAAGGTAAAGCTCTAAAGAAAATATCAGTCGATGACATATGATTACCAGCAAGCGCCTTCCAATCCCCTGATCATGGACATCTTATCTCCCTCTAGCTACGCCGTGAGTGAATCAGCAAATCAGTTATCTCTGGGAGAATTATTGGCAACAGTGGTATATAAACATAATTTATCCTATCCACAATACCAACTACTATCATCTTGGTTAGGCTGTTACCAATACATAATCCCACAAAATCGCACTTTATATCCAACACCTCCACTAGTATTCACAACAAGACATCAATCATTCAAACTCTGGCTATTCTTAGACTTACTAGAAACATCATATACATACAAAGAACAGGAAAACATATGGAAACACATACATACACTCCAACATTCTTAGATCTACCAATTTCATTCCCACCCCCTAACATAATGCCAATCATCTCTGGTGATCCCAGACTCCTGAATCTATCATATTCTTCTCTTCTCACAGCACATTCTTGCCCAAGGAAGTTCCAACTAGATCGACTGAATGCAACATCAGACCAGCAAGAATCCATGTCAGAATCAATCACATTCTCATATGGGCAGATAGTAGGTCTTGGCATACAAAAAATCCTAGAAAAGAAAAGCTATGATGAAGTCATATGGCAAATGTTTTTAGGGTGGAAACCAGAATTGTTTGCAGACAATCCCAAACAGAACAAGTCATTCGCAGCAGCAGTATTTGCGATACAAAAATTCCAAGCTCTCTTAAATGATGGCTATCTTAATGAATATTCACTGGTAAATTACAAGGGCCTTCCAGCTTGCGAACTTTCCTTTCTAATCACTCTTCCAGAAGGGTTTAAGTATCGAGGATTTGTTGATGCAGTTCTCCAAAATAACAGAACAGGAGAAGTTATTGTGCTTGAATGCAAAACCTCTAGTGCAAACACTCTCAATCCTGCAACATACAAGAACTCAGCCCAAGCTATTGGATATTCAATTGTCCTTGATGCAATCTTCCCTGGACTCTCATCATATAAAGTCATCTACCTCATATATTCAACAAAATCATTACAGTATGATCAACTTGAATTCTCTAAATCATATGTGCAGCGAGCCAGATGGATCAGGGAATTAATCCTGGATGCAGAAATCATTAGGATGTACATTGATGATGATATATTCCCAATGAGAGGTGAATCATGTTTCACTTATTTTAGGGAGTGTCAGTATATGAATCTATGCCAAATGGATACAGACAAACTAACATCACCAATCACACAAGAACAAATTGATAAGATAGACCAAGCCAACTCCACTTACCAGATTCAAATATCTATCTATGATCTAATCAAATCACAACTCACTAAAGCAAATTAAAATGAAACTCACACAAAAAACAATATCACCCATACATCGCGTACTGATCTATGGCCCACCTAAAACAGGCAAGACCCAATTAGCAGGTGCTCTCTCAGAATTTAAAAATCTGATTTGGTTTGATCTAGAGAATGGTTACACAACACTGACAAAATTCCCTTTAGAGTGGCAAGAACGAATTGAAATCATATCTCTCCCAGATACCAAGTCATTCCCAATTGCAATCGAAACATGTCTAAAAGTAATCAAAGGCACTAAGGTAGAAATCTGTGAAGAACATGGTAAAGTATCTTGCCCCATTTGTAAGAAAGACTCCAAAGCATTTACTACTACTTGCCTTAATGATCTGGATGAATCTACTGTGGTTGTATTTGATTCTCTAACCCAATTAACATCATCCGCAATTGCTCACATAACAAAAGGCCAACCAGATGATTACAAACTAGACTACTCAGACTGGGGGAATCTAGGTAAATTAATGGAGATATTCTTATCCCACATTCAACAAGCATCTTACAATGTTGTTTGTATCTCTCATGAAACTGAAGCGGAGTTAGAAGATGGAAAAACTAAATTGGTTCCTGTTGCTGGCACTCGGGCTTTCTCTCGTAACACTGCCAAATACTTTGATCACGTCATATATGCTGAAGTCAAGAATAAAAAGCATAATTTTTATAGTTCTACCACATCTGCTGCTAATCTTAACACTGGCTCACGCACTGGTATTAGTCTCGAAACTATAACTGATTCCCCATTGATAACAATGTTCAGACAACCAGCCACCCAGTTAGCGGTGCCAACCCAAGCAGTGATAGCAACATCTAAGTTATCATCCATTCTCTCTAACATTAAAAAGTGAACATCATGAAACCAAACTTTCCACCAGACTTCCAAGAAGATGACAATGAAATCACACCGCCCGGTGAGTATGTAAATCAAACAGTAGTAACTGACTCAGGTTATACAGTGTTAAAAGGAACAGGAACAATGAGTGCACTGGCAAATAAACTATTCCAAGATAATAAGGCCAGGATAAATACAGCAAGACAAGATTTACACATTAGTGGAGCTAAAGATGATTCAGGTAAGCCGCGTACTGGTCTTATGGTATCTGGTTTTGCTAATGCCTTGGTTTCAGTTGCAGAAGTTACAACTTATGGTGCCAATAAGTACTCACCTAATGGTTGGCTTTCTGTTCCTAATAGCATTGATAGATATACTGATGCTATGTACCGCCACTTACTTGCACATTCATCAGGACAAGACAAGGACTTAGAATCCAACTTGACTCATCTCTCTCATGCAGCTTGGAATATATTGGCACTAATCGAATTAAACATACGAAAGGAACCCTCTACACCACCAGCACACACAGTAATCTAACACAAACAAATCTCTTTTATTTTTTTTTATTTTTATTGGAACTTATATCATGTCCCTCGATAACATTCTTGACGAAACACTTGACGACCTCTCTGACCTCCCATCCATTAGCTTGTTCCCCAACGGTGCCCACAAGGTAACAGTGGAATTTAAGATTGATGACAAAAAATCAGCAGTCCAACTTGCTATGGTATATGTAGAAGTATTGGAACTATCAGAT